ATGGGCGCGCTGACGGACGCGAAGGTGCGGAACGCCAAGGCCGCTGGGAAAGCCTACAAGCTGACGGACGGGGGGCAGCTTTATCTGCATATCTCGACCGCCGGTGGCCGCACATGGCGGATGAATTATCAGTTCGGGAGGAACGCCCAGGGCAATCCGGTGCAGAAGACGCTGACGATCGGCAGCTATCCCGCGATCTCCCTGAAGGATGCGCGCGATGCGCGTGACGTTGCCAAGGCGCTGCTGGCGAAGGGCAGCGAGCCGAAGCCGGAGGATCTGTTTCAGCGGGCCGCGCCTGCGGAAGACACGAGGCCGACCTTCGAGACGATCGGCCGGGAATGGCACGATCTGCAGAAGGGGCGCTGGTCGAAGGTCCATGCCAAGGACGTGCTGGACAATCTGGTGAATGAGGTATTCGCCCAGATCGGGCCAATGCCGATCGTCACGATCGACGCGCCACGGGTGTTTCAGCTGCTGCGCGGTATCGCCGAGCGCGGGGCGGTCGAGACGGCGCACAGGACACGGCAACGGATCAGCGCCATCTTCGTCTATGCGATTGCCACGGGGCGGGCGTCCGCCGACCCTGCGGCAAGCCTGTCCATCGCCCTGCCTAAAAAGCCGAAAGCAAAGCCGCAGCCGGCCATCACTACGCTGATCGACGTTCGCCAGCTGATCATAAATTGCGAAGCGGAGCGGTGCCGCGCGCCCACGAAACTGGCATTGCGGCTGATCGCCCTGACGGCGGTGCGCCCGAACGAACTGCACAATGCACGCTGGGCAGAATTCGAGGATCTGGACGGGCCGGAACCGCTTTGGCGCATCCCGGCGCATAGGATGAAAGGCGACAAGGACCGAAAAGCCGAGATGGAGGGCGATCACCTTGTGCCGCTCGCGCCACAGGCGGTGGCGGTCATCAATGCGATGCGGCCCCTGACCGGTGATTTAGACCTGGTGTTCCCGACTGACCGGCATCCGCATAAGCCAATGAGCGAAAACACGCTGCGCGCGCTGCTGATCAGGGCGGGCTATCATCAGCGCCATGTGCCCCATGGCTTTCGATCCGCATTCTCCACCATCATGAATGAGCGGGTGGAGCGGCAATGGCGGGAGAGCGGGCACACAGGCGCGTCACCTGATCGGGCGATCATCGACCTGATGCTTGCTCATGTGCCCCAGGGCGTATCAGGATCCGAGGGCGACTATAACCGGGCGGCCTATATGCCCCGCCGGCGAGAGTTGGCCTGTGAGTGGGCGGACATTCTTCTGGCGGACATGTGGCCGCCGCAGATCCACATCGGAGAGCCGATCCGATGGGCAGCAACCGGGCCGGGTAGGCCCGGTTGGTAGCCTCAGCAGCGATTGGAAATCCAAGCGTCCACTTCGCTTTCGATCCATCGGGAACAGCGCGGGCCTAGATTTCTCGGCGCGGGGAACTCGTTGCGGCCGATCAGGACATATATGTAGGAGCGGGACAACGCCGTGCGGGCGATGACATCTCCAATCCGCAGGAATCGTTCATGGTTTTGGGCGATCATGCCGCCAGTTTCCTTTCCGCTGTGCCCGCGATCTTCTCGCGTGGTGGTATCCAGAAGGTCGGCGCAAATGGCCGGCCTTGAAAGTCCGTCATGGGAGCGCGGCGCTTGTCCCACACCACCCACATATAATCGATCTTGCCATGGTCGTATGCGTTGTCGCCCAGCTGCTCGATGATGTCGCCGGGGGGCATCGAGGGCCGCTCGCAGAGGATCCAGACGCCGATCGGCGTCTCGTCCGTGAAAAGCCGGTAGCGGCCTTCGCTCGCGAGCCATTTGAGCGGCAGTAGGGCGCAGACCTTGTGCGTGGCGATCGACAGGGCACGGCGGATGCACTTTTCCGCCAGGCCGCGCACGAGGCGGCCATTCTGGAAAGAGAATGGCGGATTGAAGATGATCGACAAGCCGCCGCCTGCTTCCAGCAGATGGCGCTGGTCGCCCAGGAGGTCATGCTCGCCCATGAACAGCCGGTGGCCGCCGGCGCGATCGAACAGATCCGTGCCGTAGGCGTTGAGGCCGCGCTCGGTCAGCGCCTCCGGGATATGCAGCTGGCCGCAGCAGGGATCCAGATAGGTGACGTCCGATTCCAGGGCGATCATGTCGAGCAGGCGGTGCGTCACCCACTTTTCTTCGACATACCAATCCCAAGGATGGCGGCTGCTGCCCTTCGGGCGGGAAGTGAGTTCGCCGCTCATCCTCGCTGCTCCGGGAGGCTGTAGGAGGTGGTCTCTAGGCGGCAGCGCATCCAGTGATTTTTCAATTTGGAATAGCTGTTGCGATCTAAAGCGACGGACGCTTCCCACGAGCCGTTCGGATCAGTCAGGACATCGGCATAGAAATCCGGTAGGTCGCCTTCCGGCTCAACCTCAACGCGGCCAGACAAGGCGGCCCGGCGAAGAACAGTATTGACGGCATCGCGCCCGCCATCAAAGATTACGCTTTCGCAGGCAATCAGCTGCTCTCCGACGATCTTATACAGCTTCAGGCCGCAAGTGTCGGGATGTAGGCGCTCTAGGTTCAAGGCGCTCATGACCGAAATTCTCCCTTCGCGGTCTCGTAGGCTGCGTTCAGCCGGTCCCATTCAGCGCGGGTACCGCCCGCGTCAGGATGAGCAGACGTCGCCCTGGATCGATACGCGCGGTTGATGGTAGCAAGATCGGCATCGCGGGTGACGCCTAGCACCTGCCACCATTGTTCAGGGGCAGGCAGGGCCTCGTAGCCGGCGAACGCCTGGGCTTTGTTGCCGACACCCCAGCGATCCATGCCCCGCATCGCTTCTATGTGCTTCGCGATCGCCGTGATGTTGTCGGCGACGCGGTCCCACTTGTCGCATGCTAAAACGATCGGCTTGCCGTTGAGGCGGAAGTAGAAGGCGACGCCGGCGTCGGGGGGCTCCGCACGGTCAGAGCGCGGCCGCCCGTCAAGCCTAAGCTCCACATTGGTCGATAGAATTGCATCTGCACCGCCGAGAAGGTCGATCTCGCGCTGCAGCCGCTCACGGGCTACCGCAATGGTGACGCTCTTCATCCAACCATCGCTGCTGCGCTGGCTGAAGCGTGCGGTTTGAGGACGTGCTGTGCGCGGCCATCCAACAGGCCAGTGCAGCGGATAGGACTGGGTCAACGCTTTTCTCCCTTGGCGCTCCCGAGGGCGCCGGCGATGATGAAGGGGATCGCCAGCAGGGCGGCGATGATGAGGAGGGCTTTGGCGAGGCCTTTGATCATGATCGGTCTCCGGTGATGCGGTCAGCGACGGCGCTGGGCGAATTGGTGGAGAGGACGCGGCGCGCTTCGAGGCAGTTCGCCGACCAGGCGCGGATCTGGCCCGAGGCCCATGTCTGGCTGATCGCGTCCCGAAGGGGCTTGGGCACCTGAAACCAGTGCGGCCTGCACATCAGGATCCCGCGACGGACCGGGACATCACATCCCGGCGCATCGCACGTCCGCAGTGGACGCTTCTTCCGCGCCGCCATCACTCCATCCCCAGCGCGGACAGATAAGTTTCGAGGATGGCGCTCATTTCCTGACGATCATGCTGCGGCAGCTTCCGCAAGCGGATGACCTCGCGCATGATCTTGGTGTCGTAGCCATTCGATTTCGCTTCCAGGTAGACGTCGGCGATATCGTCGGCGATGCCCTTCTTCTCTTCCTCCAGGCGCTCGATGCGCTCGATCAGCAGGCGGAGGTGTTCGGCAGCGACGTTTCCTTCAGACATGTGACTTCCTTCAGTTGAAGATGGCGGCCGCGATCAGCGGGCCGAAAATTGCTAGGGCGAGGCCGGCGACGATCGCGCCGGCGGCGAAGAGGGCGCGGGTGCGCATGGTGGCTTCAGCGAAGCGTTCGGCCACGGTGCGGCAACGGTCGCAGCGGCATGTCGCCGCGTGGATGGTGCCGGGGCGCGGCATCAGCCGATTTCCTTGGGCCGCTCCAGCTGCTCGCAGCGGGTGCAAACATCGGGATCGGCTTCCGACCAGGTGACGTCATCACCGTTCGTGTCGTATTGCGTGGTCCATCGGTCCCAACCGCAGGCGAGGCAGATGCGGGGGTGCTGATCGGGCGGCGTGTCGCAAAGCTGACGATAGACGTCGACGTTGAAGCTGAAGGCGCGCGACATGTCGGCGGCGAAGAAATGCTGCTGCATCCGGTAGCCGACCGTCTCCAGCTCCGTGATGTTGCGCTCGACGTCGGCCTGGTGTTCGGGGCGCTTCCAATAATGGGCAGCGGCCTGGGCGATGGTGACACCGGCGGCCTTGCGCCGCATGCGGACATAGTCCCAGGGCATGATGACGGGCCGAGCTGGCTTGTCTTCGTCCAGCATGGCGAGAAGAGAGGGAACGCTACGCATTGGTGGTCCTTTCGCTGTCAGGATTTCTTGGCGACGGCCCGCGACGGATCGTGGAAGATCCAGCAGCGGACAGAGCCGATGTCGTTTCGGGAATTGACGGTCGCCTGCTCGATGAAGCGGCGGGCCTTTGAGGTTTTGAGCGCCCGGATCATTTCGGAATGGGTGGGCAGCTGCAGGCGCTTCTCGGCGCAGCGGGCCTCCATTTCGTTGAGGCGGACGGCGATCAGGCCTTCTTCCCACCGGCGATGGTGGTTGATGTGGCCGGCGATCGCCTTCGGATCCTCGTTCTCTTCGAGATAGTCGAAGCGCTCCCAGAACAGGCTGACGACGGGGTCTTCGCTGTTGACGGCCAACTGTCGATCGCTTGCCATCTGGACGATGAAGCGGGCGGTTTCGGCCTGCTGCTGATCGGACAGCGGCACGACGGCGCGGATCGCGTCCAGGAAGGCGAGCAGCTGGCCGTGAGTCTTGGCGAGGCGATTGGTGCGGATCGCCGGCAGCGCCAGCAGTTCATCCTCGTATTGAGCGAACGCCTGGCGGAACCGCGCCATGATGACCTGCTCGCGGCGTGCGGCGTGGACGATGAAGCCGGAGATCTTTTCTACCGGCCATTGTTCAAGCCGTTCGGCCGCCGCCTTCGTCTCATTGGTGAAGTTCGACATGTCGAAACCGAGCGACATGATGCGCTCCAGCACCGCGCGGCTCGCGTTGACGGGTTCGTTCTGCTCGATGACGACAGCGCCCCGGAAAGGCGGCTCGAACGTCTCCATGCCGCCATTCTTCACGCCCCGCGATCGGACGGTACGGCCGTTATAGGCGGTCTTCAGTTCCTCCCACTCGAATTTGCGGGCGTGGCTGGCTTCCTCGCGGCGGTCGCCCTCGATCAGCACGACGGGAAGATTGCCGACCTTGCCGAGGTTTCGCGCCATGGCCGCCGGCGTCGCCTTGGCAGGGTCGAAGCCCTCATAATTTTCACGGCCGAGCAGCTTCCAGAGGAATTCGATCAGCGTCGTCTTGCCGGTGCCGGGCAGGCCGTGCATTTCGAGGAAGGGGAAGCTCTTCATTTCGCCGCGGACTTGCTCTGCGAAGAGCGAGGCGAAGTAGAAGGTCAGGCAGGTGATGCCCTTCGCGCCATAAGCCGTCCACAGATCGGGCAACCAGCTGGTGTCCAGCTGATCGGGATCATAGTCGATATCGAGCAGCCGTTCGGACGTGCCGAGTTTCAGCGCCTGCTTTCCGATCTGGAAAAACTCGTTGTCATTGGGCTTGTAGACCCGCCCGCCTGCGACGGCATATTGGCCGAAGACATAGGCCTGTGCGTCGCGGCAGTAGCCGGTAAAACCGAGCGGGCGCACGTCGGGCAGATCAGGCGTCTGCTGCTGCAGGATGCGGGTCAGCTGGTGGGCGCTGCCGGTCCAGACGCCGCCGAAAGCGAACAGGCGGTCTTCGAAGTTTGAGGCCTTGCGCAGCTGGGCGGCGGTGAAATCTCCCTTCACCGAGGGGCGCTTGCCGCTGGGGAAGGATATGTTGAGGAAGAACTTGGTTTCGTCGGTCGCCTCGTCCCGCTGCCGGTAGAGGACGCGGAATGCGCAGTTGGCGATTTCCTCGACCATCAGCGCTTCGCGGGAGGCCTGCATGCGGATTTCCGCTTCTACGGCGGCGTCGATGTCCTTCAGTTCACGGGTGCGGCTCTTGCGATATTCGTCAATCTTCTCCTGCACGACGGCGACATCGATCGCGCACCAATAGGTCCGGTTGCCGAAGGTGAAATTGAAGCTGGTCCAGCGGTGCTTTTCCCAGATCAGGAAGGCCTTCTCCTGGGCGTCTTTCGCCAGCAGCACCTTGCCGAACCAGAGATATTGCGCGCGGTGCTCGGCGGTGAGCCGTTCCAGCCCGAGCAGGTCGTTCCAATCCAGCACCTTGCCGGTCTCGTCTTCGCCGCAGGGCTGGGCGGCGCTTGCCTGCCATCCCTGGTCTTTCGCCAGCTTCACATGCTGGCGGCTTGCGCTGGTACCGGCAGAGCCGGCGTCATAGGCAAAGACGAGCTTGGGCGAGCGCAGGGGCTTGTCCGACGTCGCGATATGCGCCCGAAGCTGTTTCAGGAACTCTTCGGGATAATTATTGCACGACATGGCGGAGACGGCGCGCTGGCCGGCCTGCTCAAGCGCCCAGGCATTGAAGATGCCTTCGGCAATCCAGATGCTCTCAGCGTCGGCCATGTCCTCGTTCGACACGTCGGGCCGCTGCCAAGCCTGCCCCTTGTAGGATTTGCCGGGGGCGAAATGCGCCTTGCGATCGAAGCGACCAGGCTGGTCGATCAGCCGTTCCCACCAACTGCCACCGGGAAGCGGGAAGCGGACGGTGGCGGAACTGATGCCGCGCCGCTCATCCTTGAACCATTCCTGCGAATAGGCCTCGCGCATCCCCATCAGGTTCAGCTTGCGGGCGTCGGTCAGATAGGCGTCGGCCGCCGCGTGAGGGTTCTCGCGCGTCTTCTGATAGCGGTTCGACCAGGTGTCGAAGATCTCGGGGTAACGATCGCGGACGGTTTCTTCCCATCCGCATTTTTCCTGCCGATTGCACTTGAGCATCCAAGGGCTCTCGGCGTTCGTATACACCTGATACGCCCCGCAGTCCGGGCATTTGCCACGGCGCAGCCATGAGCCCTTGTCGGTCTTCCACTGGAAATCGGCTTTGAGCCTGGGCAGCAATTCGCGGCGGATATCGTCACGCATGGACATGGCGGAAACGGTGCTTTCAAAGGCAATGAGAGGGCTTTCCCGGCGGCGGGGTCCGCCGGGTGTATTTCGTGGCGATCGATGCGGTGCGACCCGCTAGATCAAAGGGTTACGGCGTCGGCGGCAGGCTCGCTGGGCGGCCCGCCATCATCATTGGCGGCGCGGTCATTGTCCGCGTGACGCCATTGGGTCATGGGTATGGCTGCCAGGGGACGCGGCATGCGGCTCGGCACGGTGGCCCGCAGCGTCGCCATGCCGACAACGAACTGGCATCCGCACCGTTCGACGTTCCGGCAATGATAATAGACCTCGCGGTAGAGCAGCGTGGCCTTGCCAGTTGTCGATCGAGCAAATGCCCGCTCGCCGCAGCCGGGGCACTGCACCGACGGCATGCGGGGCGCTCCCCCGCCATTATTGGGTTTCGGCCCATGGCCTTCGATCATCATACTACCCCCGACTTCCCCTGCGCGGCCCCATTGCCGGGCAGGAATGACTTGAGACGGGTCAGAAGGCGGCTGTAAGCGCCGCTCGCTTCCTCGGTCTCCTTGATGGCGTGATGGATCTCAGTCGGCGATGCGCCATGCTGCATCGCGTGGATGCTGCTGCTGATCGCGCCCGCCGATTCCAGTGATGCCTGGGCGATGTCTTCGGCCAGCGCCCGCCGACATGCCATCGTGTTGGACAGCGACACGTCCAGCTGCCGCGCGTAGCTTTCAAGGATCGGCGCATAGGTGCCGCCTGCCTCCATGAACGCACGGTCAAGGGCCATGGCCTGATCCAGCGTCGGCATGGTGCCCTTGTCGCTCTCGCTCCAATAGCGGACCGCTCGCTTAGACCGCCGCGTGATCTTGGCAGCAGCATCCCAGCCAATGAGGCCGACAGCCGTCGTGATGGCGAGAGAAAAGGTGAGAGGCGCGCGGACCTTCGTCATAGACCCACCTTCCGAACTTCCGCCATCGCTTGATCGACGGTGTCGCAATAGGTGTCGAGAAGGGTGTGCGCCTGATCGCGGACGAGGGTCATCGCCGAGGTGTTGCGCATGTGGGCATAGGCAGAGAATTCCGCCAGCTTCGCATCCAACAGCGCCTTCTGCGCGGTGAAATCATGGGTCAAGTCAATGACCTTCTGCGGCAAGACCGTCATGCTCCGGCGCTCCCATTCTCACCGAGCGGATCGCCGACGACATGGGTGCAGCGGCGACCTACGCGCTGGCGGTAGCCGCGCACGAAACCATGGGTCATGAGGATGGTGCCGGTGCCGTTGCAGTAGCGGCAGGATTGGGCGTCCATCTTCTGGCCGGGCCGAAGGTTCATGCTCCCGGCCTCCCCACTGCGCACATGGCGAACAGCGTCGAGAAGCTGATGATGAGGAAGGCGGCGGTGCTATACCAGCGCGGCAACTGCGGCGCGGGGGATGGTTCATCGCGCAGGGTGAGGCCTTCGGGCACCACGAAGGTGTGGCGGGCGGCGAAGCGGCCCTTGATCGAATAGGCCGGGGCGGCATCGCTGGGGCAAACGGATGATGGGCATTTGCCCGCATGTTCGGCCCGCGCCCTGTCGGCTATCCCGTTTTCGGGGCGGTCTGCGCGATCAGACGGCGACGGCGCATTGCGTCCGATCGCCCGTGTCTCGAAGGAAAGCATTCCGTTTGGTCCTTTCAAGCGGATCGGTTGGGCGGGGGTGCGAGCCCCGCCCAACCAATTTCGAGGTCAGGCGGCAGCAGCCGCCAGTTGCGCAGATCGTCCTGCCGCTATGGCGGCGCGGGCAGCTGCGGTGAGTTCGAGGGGCTGGCCCTTCCGCACATTGCCAAGCACTGCCTGGGCGCGGATGGCCGACCAAAGATCGCGGCGCGTGACGCGCAGCTGGGTTTCGAGTTCGGAGACGCTCATCGGGCGCGCCGCGTCGTAAAGAGCGTTCAGCATCCGCATCTGCAAATTCACGGAAAAGAATGCGTCGGCGATGATGCGGCGGCCCTGCTGCGCGGGCGTGTTGGTGGCGGGCATCAATGGATGTCCTTTCGTTGCAATTCCGGCGTCTGATTGAAAGCGACGGCGGTCGATTGATCCGATAGTTCGACAGGCGCGGCGGCATTCGGCCGACCCAGAGGGAACACGACATGGTCAGCGGTGATGGCCAGGCCGAGCGCCTGACCGACCTCCAACACGTGCGGCTGCTTTTCAGCGGGTATGCGACCCACTCGCTTCCAGGCGGCCACGTTGGACGGCGCTTCACCGATGGCGCGTGCCATGGGCCGGATGCCGCCAAACAGTGCAAAAACTGAGACTTGCTGTTCCATAAACAGCGGTGTGCAAAATATTTACACAAGGCGCAAGTCATTTTTTACACGGACGGCGTGCAAAATATTTGCATGGGTGGCGAAGTGTCAGTTTCACTCAACACTCGCCTCAAAAATCTGCGGCTTTCCGCTGTTCCCTCGCTGTCGATCCGGCGCATGGCGGAAGAGTTGGGCATCGGATATTCCCGCTACGCCTACTTCGAAGATCCGAAGCGATACAAAAAGCGGGAGTTGCCGCTGGATCTCACCCGCCAGATAGCCGATGTGCTCTCGCGGTATGGCGTTGATGCTGGCGAAGTGATGAAATTGGCTGGGCTGAAGGATGCCGAAGCTGAGCCGGAAGTGCGCGAAATAGAGGCCGCTCGCCCGCAGGTGCAGTTCATCAGCCTTCCCGTCATGCTCCCTAGTGAAGCCGCGTTGCGTGATATGTTCCGCAGCCTGCTCGTGCTGGTGCCAGAGGGGGCGACAAAGGACGAAGCCGCTGAAATTCTCGCTCGGCGGCTTCCATCTGGGCTTGCAGCGATCGGACCTCTCTCGCTCGATCCGAACGCGGCCGCATCGCCTGCAGCCGGTGAAGCGCCTCGATCTCCCGCCACAGATCATCACGAAGCTGCACCATCGTCGCGCACCTGACAGTGCAGGACTGACAGGCAAACTCACACCCTGGCGTCAACCTAATCGCTCGCCCGCTCACCTTCGCACACTCCTGCGTGTTCCTGATTCGTTCTCGTTCTGGCTAAAGGCGTTCGTGTAGGAAAGAGTTAAACGCCTCGTGAGATAATTTCCTTGTGGACAAGTGCCTTGGCCGCAACCAAGGCGGGAGCCGTAACGGAATTGAAGGGGGTCACATGGACGAAAAGACGTGTCCGCAGTGCGCGGAGAAGGTGAAGGCCGAGGCTAAAATCTGCCGCTTCTGCAACTATAATTTCGAAACGGACACGCCTGCCGGGACATATGTCGCGCCAGTTCCGCCGAAGAAAAAAGGCTTGGGCAAAGGGTGCCTGGTCGTGATCGGCATCATCGTCGTGCTCATGATCATCGGCGCAATTGCCGGGGGCGATCAGAAGACGACGGCGACCAGCGCGCCCGAGGAAAAGGCCGAGGCCGCTCCGGCGCGCCCTGTTTCGGCGAAGGAACTCGCCCAGGCATATGATTCCAATGAGGCCGCCGCGAAAAAGGAATATGGCGATCAGCGCCTCGCCGTCACGGGTGTCGTGGCCGGTGTCGATCTGGACTTTGCCGATGATCCTGTCGTGAAGCTGGAAGGGATCAACCAGTTCATGCCCGTGCAGGCCTCGTTCGGAAAAGACTATTCCGACGCGACCGCCGCGCTCAGCAAGGGGCAGAAGATCACGGTGACGTGTGACAAGCTGACAGAGGTAATCGGCACGCCGATGCTGGACGACTGCACCATGTGAACCAGCTGGTTGGCTGAGACGAGGGCCGGGGCGTCATCGCCGCCGGCCCTTTTGCATTTACGGGGCCGTTTCCATCTTCACATCGGTTGTGAAGCCGCCTGCCTTGTCGAGCCGGTGGGTCACTTCGGATATCAGCCAGGTGGTCGCGTCGATTTCATCCTTATAGCCGCTGACCTTCACGCGCGCTTCCGGCATGGCATCAGCGCGGCCGAGCGCCAGCTTCATGTCAAAGGTGGCCGGTGCCCGCTTGAGCCGGTCCCGTTCCGCTATGGCCGCCCGTTTTGCGGAGGCCTCGTCGGGATAGACCTTGCGCAGCTTCTTCGCGCCATCTTCCTCGCCGACCGTGAATGTTTTGCGCTTCGCGCCCTTCTTATCGTGCCAGCTGGCAGACACGCCCTGCTGCCCGTCGCGCTTCTGTCGCTGCCAGTTGTGGCGATCGCCATCTTGGCGGCGGATGGTGAGGGATGGCAGGGCCTTGCCGCTGGTGGTTGTGCCCGCGCCTTTCTTGGCGAAGATCAGATGCTTGTCCTTGATGGTCGCCACGGCGTCATGCTCACGGCCGAGGCGGCGCAGGAAGGCGATATCGCTCTCGCGGCTCTGGCTGATCGACTTGAGCGCGATCGAGGATAGGGCCGGCGCGACCTTCAGCGTCAGGCCGTTCCGCCCCGCCACGTCCTTTAGCACCGCGCCGAGGGTCGTGTTCTTCCAGCCCTGCTCGCGCCGGTTGCGAATCTTGCTGGTGAAGTCCGCCGCGCGCGCCTTGATCGTGATCTCGTTGGGTGGCCCGCTATGAGATACGTCGTCCACCTTGAAGCTGCCTTTGTCGACCAGGCCGACTGTCACGTCGAGGCCCTGTTTCCAGCCCAGCTGCACCTTCAGCACCGCGCCTTCCTTGGGAATCGCGAGCATGCCGTCAGCGTCCGACAGCACGATGTCCAGCTGATCGGCTTCATCGCCGCGCTTTTCGGAGATGCTGAGCGAGACCAGGCGCGGGCGCAGGCGATCGGATAGATCCTTGCCGTCGAGCGTGACGCGCCAGTCCGCGATGTTGGCGACCTTCTCCGTCATGCCGTCGCCTGGGCGTTGTTCGCCGGTGCGGCATCGTCCACGCGCAGCAGGTCGATGCCGAAGTCGATGCGGCGCGCGCGGCCGTCAGCCATCAGGAAGGCGTGGCGCTCATCGATCGCGGTGATGACGAAGGTGCCATAAACCGTCCCGCGTCCATCGACCAGCGGCAGAGCCTCGCCATCGTCGGCCATGGAGCGCAGATCATCCAGTGACACGCGCCCATCGGCAATTTCGGCATAGGTCGATCCGGATAGGCTGATCGTCTCATCGCCGACGCCGACGAACTGCGTGGCATCACGGGCGCCAATGCGCGCCGAACGGGCATGCTGCCAGTCCGTCTTCCGCTGCAGTTCGTCGAAGGCGAGCGTGCCGAGTTCGAACAGGAACATGCCCAAGGCCATCAGGTGCATGGATGATCCCCCTTATTCATCGCCGAACGAGCGGCCGCGACGCTCACGCTCGATCTGCTCGATCGCCTTGCGGACCTGGTCGGCAATGTCCTGCGCCGGCGCGGAACCGGCGTGAATGGTGATGGTGTAACTGGCCTGCACCGGCTGTTGCGGGGCTGCGCTAGGGGCTGTGGCCTGCGCCGCCACGGGTGCGGCGGCGATGGCGGTGCCGACCGCGCCGACGCTCAATGCCCGGGTCATCTGCCCTGACAGGTCGCTGATGCGCGACAGCGGCCCGGATGTGTTGGCGGAAAGCCCCTGATCGAGGCCGGCCATGACGAAGCCGCCTAGACCTTCGAATACCCGCGACGGCGAGTGGATGCCCAGCTTCGACTTGAACCAGTTTGCGACCGAACTGGCCGCGTTAACGATGGTGGATTTGAGCGCGCCGAGCATTCCCGTCACACCATTGATCAGACCCTGTATCAGGTTACGCCCGATTTCGGTGAAGTTCAGCGATCGCAGATACGCGAGCGCGGGCATGAAGGCGCGGATCAGCAGGCCGAGCGGGTGAAAGGTGAAGAAGGCGTCGACGATGGCGCTGATCGCTTTTCCCACCGCCGAACTCACGGAATTCCATACGCCAGTCGCAAATGCGACGATGCCATCCCAGTTGGCATAGATCAGATAGACCGCCGCTGCGATCGCGGCGATCAACAGCAAGATGGGGTTGGCGACGATTAGGGCAGTGATCGCCCGGATCGCAGTTGCCACGGCTCCGAACGTTCCGGTCAGCAATCCCGCCAGAGGGGCAAGGGCGGCCGTCATGGCACCGACCGCCAGCGCGATGCCTCCAAGAACGACCAGCAGTGCCGCGCCCGCGCCCATGAAGATCATGATGCCTTTTGCAAGGGCCGGGTTGGCATCGGCCCATTTGCGCAGGCTGCCGGCGGCCGACCGCACCTTTTCCGATACGGCGACGACAGTCGGCAGCAGCGCCTTGCCCAGAGTGATGTTGAGGTTGGACAGGGCGTTGCCAGCAAGGCCGGTTGCGCCTTCGGTGGTCGCAACGCGGTTGAGGAATTCGGCGTGCATGGATCCTGCGACGGCTGCCTGGTCACCGACCAACGCAAGCCGAGCTTTGAGTTGGTCCAAGTTGGTGAGCATCGGCGCGATCGCAGCCACGCTTTCCGATCCGAATAGCTGGGTGAGGATCCCGGACTGCTTGTCCGGGTCGAGCTTTCCGATCCGCCCCATGACGTCCACAATTGCCCCCGCAGCATCCTTCTGCATCCGCTTGGCGACGTCGGTCGCCTCCAGCCCCAAGGCTTTGAAGGCGCCCTGCTGGCCCTTTGTGGCCGCCTCGCCCTTGGTGAGCGCGAGCATGGTATTCTTGATGCCGGTGGCCGCCACCTCGCTCGGCACGCCAATGGAATCGAGCGTCGAGCCCAGCGCGGCGATCTGGGGCGCAGCGAGGCCCGCAACCTTCCCCAGAGGGCCGATGCGGGTGACGATATCCGCGACGTTCGCCGCCTTGCCGCCGAAGGTGTTGGTGAGCGCGTTGATGCGGTCGCCAAGCGCCACGACGCCCCCCTGCGGCAGTTCGAACGCCGTGCGCCATTTCGCCATGGTCTCGCCCGCAACATCGGCCGTCATATCGAACGCCACGCCCATCTCGGCGGCGTCGTTCGTGAACTGCAGCAGCTGCTGGCGCTGGTCAGCCATGGGCCGGCCCATCTTGTCCATGCCGACGCCGGCAGCACCGGCGGCAGCGGCGATGGCGGCCAGTTCATGAGCGGCCATCGGGATGCGCTCGCTCATATCCATGAAGTCCGTGGACATCTGATTGATCGCCGGCGACGTCATGTTCGTCACCTTACGGACGTCTGCCATTGCGCTTTCCAGCGTCATCGCCTGCTTTACCGCGCCAATCACTGGCGCGCCGGCAGCAACGCCGGCGGCCACCATGCCGAGGCCCATGCCCGTGGCCTTCTGGCTGACGTCATTCAGCTTTTGCGAATTGCGGTTGGCTTGGGCGACCTTCTCCAGCTGCGCCGTCTGCTGCTTCAGCGCACGGTTCGCCTCGGCGGTGCGATTGGCAAGGCGGTCCTCATGGCTGGCCAGATCCATGACGTCCACGCCAGCAGCGGACAGCTTGGCCGATAGCTGCTGCAATTCCGCGCCGCCCTGGTCGAGCCGCGCCGCCAGCTGGGCGGACTGCTTTTCCGCCCGTTCGAATTCGGTGCGCAGCTTTTTGGTCGGCTTTTCCGTCGCCTCCAGCTGGGCGCGCAGCTGCGCCAGCTTCGCCTGCTGTTCCTGATAGGCGCGTGTGTCGTTAGCAAAGCGGGATTCCGCGGACTTGTAGCTGCCAATCTGCTTCTGCAGCGCGCCCAACGACTTCAGTTCCTCCTGCGTCTTCGCCAGATCCCGGCGCGCGGCGGACGACGCGCCAGTGATCGACTTGAGCGGCGCGGTCACCTTGTCGAGCGCTTCCAGGATGATCTGCAGCCGAAGGTTCTTGTCCGCCATTATCGCTTCCCGGGCTTTTCAGAGGGCTTGGATCGACGGGCGGCCTGCTCTCGCCAGCCCATCAGTTCGGACAGGTCCATGCTGTCCATGACGGCGGGCGACCAATGGAAGATGATCGCCACGTCCGCCATCGCGTCGTCTACTGATCGAGGACAGCCGCACGCTGCGACTTCTGCAGCAAAAAACCGCCAATCTCCGCACCACAGGCCAGCAGGTCCGCCGGCTCCATGTTGGAGACTTCCGCTTCGGTGAGCGGGGGCACGGTGATGCGCGGCAGGATCTTGGTGAGGCTGTCCACCTTCAGCTGTCCCAGATCGACGAGGGACAGGCCGCGCAGTTCGCCAGAGCGGGGCTTGCGCAGCTGCACTTCCTCGATCGTGGTTTCGCCGCGCACGATCGGCGCGTCGAGCGTGACGGTGCGGAAAACGGGGGCAGTGGGTTCGCTCATGATACTCTCTCAGATTTTAGGGAAGGGCGGCCCGACGACGCGCGCCGGGCCGCAGGGATCAGAACATGCCAGCAGAGGCGCGCAGTTCGGCGGTGCGGTCCACGCCGCCCACGATCTCGACCATGTTGATGGGGTCGATCTCGATTTCCGTCCGCCCGTTCCAGACCAGCTTGTAATAGGCCAGCGCCATGGTGGCGGCGAACTCGCCGACTTCGCCCATTTCCTGATCGCCCATCTCGATCTCGGAATAGCGACCGCGCACGATGACCTCGACGGTGTCGATCGTCGCGCTGTCGTCCTTCTGGTAGCTGCCGGTGAAGCGAAGGTAGACGCCATCCACCGTGTTGACGCCCCACTGCTGCAGGACGTCCCGCAGCGGGCCGGGGCCGCTGAATGACAGTTCCATCGCCTCCATCCCCATGTCCAGCTGGAGCGGGGCGTTCATGCCGCCGCCGCGATATTCTTCCAGCTTGCGGGTCAGGGTCGGCAGCGTGACGGTATTGACCTCGCTGCCGTAGCCGACGCCTTCATTGTAGAGGTTCATGTTCTTGAGGGTGCGGGGCAGTCCCATCGCTGGCTCCTATGATTGAAGGGATGAAAGGGGCGGGATCAGACCGTCTCGGCCAGCTGGCTCGCAAAATCGGCGAAGTAGCTGTCCGTGATGCGCTGGTTGAAGCCCAGATCTTCCAGCGGCGGCGGCACGGTGTAGTCGTAGTCGATGCGCAGCTTGCCCGCCTTGAGGCTGGCCGTGCTGTTGTTCGCCTCATCGAACCATGCATTCGCGCCGAGGATGATCCCCTGGGCCTTCAGCTGGCGGAAGAAGCCGTTGATGGTCTCGATGATGTCCTTGGCGAGCGCCGGGGTCAGCGGCTTGTCGATCGCCCACATCATGCCGTTGACGATGGTGTCGGCGAGCAGCTGGGCGACGCGGACAGTGCTTTCGAAGGCGAACAGGCTTTCCGCTTCCGCCGTGGTGCGGTTGCCCCAGAAGCGATAGCCGGTGTCGGTGCGGACCAGCGCGGTCACTTCCTTGGCGTTGAGCAGCCCGGCTTCGCTGGCCGCATCCTCAATATCCCAATGGATATCCTTGGTCAGGCCGACGACGCCCTGCACGGCGACGTTCGAGAGCGTCTTGTGCGGGCCGGTCTGGGTGTCGATCAGGGCGCGCAGGCCCATGGCGCGGGCGGCGGCATAGCTGGTGACGTTGGCGCTGGTCGCCGTGTCCCAGGCTAGGAAGTCAGGCATCAGCAGCATCAGTTCGCGCGCGCTGAAATTGGCGCGGTAGAGGATGGCGCTGGCGACCGTTTCCCCGATGGCGCGCGCATAGGCGAAGCCGCGCAGCTTCTGCGCCACGACTGCCAGCGCCGTCGTTACCGCCTGCGTTTCGAGGCCGGGAGTGCCGAGGATCTTCGGCTTGACGCCCAGCTGCGCCTGCGCGGCCAGCAACGCCTGCATGCCGGTCTTCTGGCCGTCGGCATCCGTGGTGCCGATGACGTTGCTGGCGGTCTCAGCAGCATCCGCGCCTTCCTCGACACGAACCACAACGACGACGGGGCGGGTCTGGTCGGCAATGGCGCGCAGGGCGTTCGCCAGGGTGCCATCCACGCCCGCATCGCCGATTGCCGTCTCAATGTCCGTGATGAGCGCGGGGCGATCGAGGGGAAAGACGGCGGCGTCGGCATCGGAAGCCGTGGCAACCAGGCCGATGATAGCGGTGGAGACGGCGGTCAGCGTGCGAGCGCCGGTGTCGATCTCGGTGACAGTGATACCATGTTTGAAGGGCATGACAGGCTCCTTGGGCTAAAGAGAGAGGGGCAGGACGAGGCGAGTGCGCGCATTCGCGGCTGCGGTGTCGGTGCGATCGCCGTCGATGACGAGGGTTGCTGATCCTGCCCGTTCGCCGGCAGACAGGCTGACGCGGCGCAGGCGAATACGATCTTCAAAGCGGGAGATGGCGACAGCGGTGGCAGCGTAGACGCGCAGGATGTTCGCCGGCGTCATGGGCTGGTCGATCAGGTCGGGCAGCAGCGAGCCATAGTCGCGTCGGCCGACACGGGTGCCGAGCGGCGTGCCGAGAATATCGGCCACCGACTGCTTGATATGTTCGAGGCCATCCAGCACCGCCCCAGAGGTTCGCGCCATGCCCGCCATCAGACCGGGGCTCCGGTCTGCGCGCCGCCGGCCTGGACGCCGCCATGCTTGTGGTTCTTGAGGCTGATGCCGCCGCCCAGCACGTCATCGGACGCGGTGACCTTCCCGTTCACGGTAACATCGCCGTTGATGGTGACGCCGCCGGGTGCATCGATCGTTGCCGTCCCGCCTTCGGGTAGCGTCACGGCAAGCGCATGGCTCGCATGATTGTAGCTGATGACCGCGCCGTCGGGCAGTTCGAGATGGGTGACGTCCGGATCGTTGGACGGTGGCGGATTGGCATCCGAATAAAGCCCCAGCACGACCAGGCCGTTCTCCACGTCGCCTTCCGGGCAAAGCACAATGCATTGCTCGCCCACCGTTGGAGGCGACCAATAACGAGAGCCGCCGGCGCGCTGCGCCACCCACGGCAGTTCCCCCGTGGTAAGCTCACCAAGCTCGACCGTGCAGGTTGCGTTGGCATGGTCGACGGACGCGATGGTGCCATATTGGATCGCCTCACCGATCTGCTGTTCGCTGTCCTGTGCCATGCGCGGACCATGGCGCGGGGCTTAAGCCCTTGCGCGGCCCTGCATTTGTAGAGGCCGCCTCTACAAATGCAGGAGATTGCCGCTCATGCGTCGTTAGCGGGCAGCGGGAAATTGCTGATCAGCACTTCGCCTGCTTTGGTCGGCTTGCCGCCCACGCTGTAAGTCGTGTCGATCGCTCCGATGGTGAAGCGGGCGAAGGTATCGCGCACTCCCTCATTGTCGTTGAGCGACATGAGGAAGCGGCCCTTGATCCCGGCCAGCTGGTCAGCCAGGGCGGAGAAGTCCGCTCGGCTGAAAACGTCTGGGCCATAGTCCCGCTCGCAAGCCCAATAGGGCGGGTCGAGATAGAAGAGCGCGCCCTCCCGATCATATCGGCGGATGAACTCGGCATAGGGCAGGCGCTCGATGACGACGGATTGCAGCCGCTCATGGACATCGGCCAGCATAGGCTCGATCTTGCCGACGTCGAACCGTGCGGGCGAGGCAGCGTCCACGCCGAAACCACGGCCCTTGACCTTGCCGCCGAAGGCGAGGCGCTGGACGTACAGGAATCGCACCGCGCGCTGGAGATCCGTCAGGCGATCAGGATCCTGCCCCAGCAGCCGCTCGAACTCGGCGCGGCTCGCCACGCGGAATCGCAGCATGTCGATCAGATAGGGATAATGCTCGGCGAGGCAGCGGAACAGCGTCACGACGTCGCCCGAAATATCGTTGATCGCCTCGGCGCGCGGGCGGCGCGAGCGGCGCAGGAAGATGCCGCCCATACCCACGAAAGGTTCGGCGTAACTGCTGTGCGGGATGCTGTCGATGATGGCACAGATCCGCCTGGAAAGATTGCGCTTTCCGCCGATGTAACCGGCAACGGGCGAAACGGGACGGACGAGAACAAAAGGGGTAGACATGTTGGAAATCCTGCACGATGTCCCTCCATGGCTCGGCCACGGAGGGAACTCGATATGGGCAGGCGCGCTGCCCTGAGAGTGCGAGTGCAGGCTCGCGGCTTTGAGGATGTGGGGACATCCAAAGCCCCCTCCGTAAAGGGGGAACGGCGGCGTTCATAGCCGCCGCGCGCATTATTCAGCAGTCGGTTCGGGCGCTGCGGGCAGTTCCGGTTCCGGCGGTGGATTGGTGATGACGCCCAGCTTGATCTTCTGGTCGACCCCTTGCGCCACTTCATCAACTCGGGCCTTAGTTCCGGCCTTGTCATAGCTGCCGTCGTCTTTCAGCACGGCATTCACGGTGCGGTCATGCTTGACGCCGCCGCTGGTGAAGGTGACGGGCACGGTGCGGGTGTCAGGGTCAAATTTTCCGATACGAACTTGCATGGGTCACTCCTTCAATCGTCAAGAAACTGGTAATGCCGGAAAGCGCGCAGGCAGTGGTCAGGCTTGTCGCCGAGCCGTGTCGCGCACCAATCAATCACAGCGGCGACGCGGGCCGCCCAGCGGTGGCCGTTGAACTGCGCCTCGCCGACATAGCTGCTGATCATTTCGCGGCCTGACGGGCGGCTTGCGAGGCCGAACGGATAGAGGCAGCACAGCCAGATCGTGCAGGCAAGAATGTCCAGCGAGCGCAGCAGCGGGAAAACGCAATGGCCGAGGCGGCGGATCATGCAGGCCAGCCTTCCTCAATGTCGATCGCTTCCAGATCCGCGATGGTGTCGGCGGCAGCTATCAGCAGGCCAAGCGCCTGACTGCGTGCGTGGCAGGTCGAGACATGCGCCAGCACCGTCTGGCCGACAACGAACATCTGATCTGCATCCAGTTCGGCAAGGCTGTTGTCGGCCAGCTTCCACTGCACCGCGAAAGCAACGTCCGCGGATTTGGCCATGACTGCCCCGGTGACAGCGCCGTTGATGTTGGACCGGCTTAGCGCGTCCGTATCGAACCGACCGATGCCTGGAACATTGCAGCCACCGTCGATGCGCCAATCGCGGTTCTGCTTGACCTCCTGCCAGCGCAGATCTTTAAGCTGCTCGAGCGTGAGACGAGACCGAGGCTCAACGGCGACCGGGTTGCCGCCCTCATCGGCGACGATGACCTTTCCCGCGCTCTGGCTTTGCAGCAGTTCCGCGTGGCGATCGTTACTGATTTCCACCGCATCGGCAGGAATTTCCGTGTGCACGCCATCGTCAAAGAAGCCCCTTGCGGCGGCGCTGTAAAACAACGTCATTAGTCGGTCCCTCTCAATGTCCAATGGCCAGCCAGGTGACGCCGATCGTCCCGCCGAAATTGGCGGGAAGCGCGATGTTGCCTTGGGTGTTGCTGATGGGTGCCGCGCCACATCCGACCCGATTGTCGGTCAAGGTGAGTGCAGTGCCCAAGGATGCGAGCATTTGAAGCGCGCCGTTCGGGAATGCGATTGGGAAGGTGATCGTGGTGGTGGTGCGGGTCGGCAGGGCGTCGGCGAAGCCCCACTGGATGATCCGGCCATCCGGCAGAATTTCGTAGTTAGTCGCCTTGGTGAAGTTCACATATTTGACGAAATCCGACGCCTGCAAGCCGTCGAGCAGATCTGCATCGAGGCCAGATCCAGAGCCGTCGTTCGCACCATGCCAAACATCAACACCGTTGACCCTGTAGCCAGCTTTCACATCCCACCGGCCCGTGCGAGCGTCGTAAAACCCGTTTACGCTGCCGTCGTAGGTCTTGATGCCAAGACCCCACCAGATGTTCATCGTCAGATTATAGAGCGAGTAGCTGGCACCGTCGCCCGTGCCGCCCGAAAGGCCGTTTGTGCCTGCCGCGCCAGCCACCACCAAGGTAGGAAGCGTGAGCGCGCCCGACATAGTGTCGCCAGCCTTGTTGACAGGCGAATATCCAAGGCGCGCGGTGATGTTCGAATAATAGCTGCCGTCCTGACCATCGAGCAGATCGGCGTCTAGGCCCGAGCCGGCACCGTCATTATCCGGCCCCCACAAGGCATAGCCTGCACGTCCTACGGTCGCGCCGTGGATCGGAAAGGTGCCGCCATTAAGCAACCCGTTAGTGATGATGTACCCAAGATCGACAGTATCGACCTGCATCTTCATGTAGGTGCCGGACCAGCCGATGTAGACTTTGTTTCCGCCTTGGCCAGCCCCACCCCCCTGCTGAACAGGGGTGTAGCCCAGCCTCGCCGGAATGTTGGTATAGTAGCTGCCGTCCGACCCATCGAGCAGATCCGCGTCCAGGCCGGACCCAGCACCGTCGTTGCCGCCGTGCCAGACCAAGCTGCCGTTGGCCGAAAAGCCAGTTTGCAGCCCAAGCCAACCATCGCTGGTGAAGGAGGCGCGCGTCTGACCGCCAATGATCAAATGGAGGTTATTGTTTGCCCGATCATAGAGAAAGTAATCCGAGGCGTCCCAATTGACCATCGGATTGCCGCTGCTGATGTCCAGATAGTATGCCGTGTCGCGCTTTATTGCGCCCGTGAAGGTGTCGCCTGCGCGGTTGGCTGGCGTATAGCCAAGTCGAGCGGTGATGTTAGAATAATAGCTGCCATCCTGCCCGTCGAGCAAGTCGGCGTCGAGGCCCGAACCAGCACCGTCATTGTCCGGCCCCCACAGGCTGTATGAGCCGCGATACATAGTGTAGCCGGTGATGCTGAGGCCGCCAGAAGCGAGCCAGCTATCTGTTGCGATGTTGCCCATATCGGCCATGTCTACGGTGGCCTTAAGGCGGGTGCCGCTCCACCCGATCTTGATCGTGTTCGTGCCTTGTCCAAGCCCCGTTCCCTGCTGGACCGGCGAATAGCCGAGCCGGGCCGGGATGTTGGAATAATAGCTGCCATCCTGCCCATCGAGCAGATCGGCGTCGAGGCCGGACCCAGCGCCGTCCTGCGCCAGCAGCCAACCAAGAACGGCGGCCTTTGCTGCCGCAGGCGTCAGTGAACGCAGGGCGTCAATTCCGGCCTGCGCCTCTGCCACAGTCGCCAGCTCCACCACGCCGATCTGCTCCGTCGTCGCAGGCGGATTGAGGAAGTTGGCATCGCCGAAAGTAATGTTGGTGGCCGCGATGTCTTCGAAGCGGACGTCGATGCCGAGCAGCATCATCGCCTGCGCCGACTTTTCGACGAGGACCGGCGCTTGCCCATATACGCCGAACAGGGTGCCGTCGCCGAGATAGAGCGCGATGCTCCGCACGGTGAAAACGTCGCTACTCTCGTCGCGCACGATCAGGTGGATCGTGTCGTCAGCCACGACGTCGCCTGACAAGGTAATGAGCCGCTTGAATTCCCCAGGCAGCGCAGCCGTGGCGGGCGTGGGCACGAGCGCAGTGGCGGAAATGCCAACCTGCGCGATGACGACGGGCGCGGTGCCGGTGTTGGCGGCATTTACAAGCGCGGCGCGGCCCGCATTGGTGACGATGAAGGTAAGGGCCATGATTCCTCCGCTCAGGCCGCCGCCGGTGCCGTGCAGGACAGGCGGGCGTAGATGGTCGGGCGAACCGCTGCGATCAGCCCGACGCTGGCCTTGGCGGTGATGCCTTGGGTGAAGGTGAAGTGGCTGCGCACCGGCTTGGCGCGGTTCACTTCGGCAATGACCTGATCGACAAAGGCGGCCGATGCGGGCGCGCCGTTCTGATCAAGGTTCAGTACGAGATCGAAGGTGTAAGGATCGCCCTTGGGCTCATGCTGCCACCATTCGCGGATTGCGACCGATCCGCCGAAACTCTGGATGACGGCGCGCACGGACTCTGCGGTGCCCTTCTGCCGGGCGATGGCAATGGCCTTGCGGACGCGCTCCCGCTTGATGGCTTCGGGCCAATCGCTGGACCAATTATCGAGCGACAGGCCCCATGCGAGCCACGGCAACAGGGCGATGGGGCAATTCGACGCCGACCAGACTTCCCGGACCAGCACGGCGATATCGAGCAGGCGGGCGGCCACCTGCTCCAGCGCCTTTTCCATGTCCGTCGAAGCGGGAGGAAGGATGGATGGATAGGTCATTCGCCCGTCCCCGCGTAGGTGAGCGTAATGCCGGTGCAGTATGGAGCTTGCTCGCGGGTGACGATGACGTCCGCCGCCGGTTCGGTCAGGACGACGTTCTGCACGCCCTCGACATGCAGGGCGGCGAAGACGCCGGATCGCGTGATGTCACGGCCAATGCGGTGGCTGGACGCGACATAGTCATCCAGCTTCGCGCGGGCGGCATCGAGAACGACGCTGCCGTCGGGGCCGCTGAACGTCGTGATCTCCGCGAGGACTTCATAATTGACGATTTCCGCCGACTGCACCGTCACGAAGTCGGTCAGCGGGCGGCGCGTCTCATCCGACACATAGGCCGCCACAGCCTCGAGCAGATCTGGCGATGCGGTGCCCGGTGCGGTGCGGGCGAGAACGGAAACGAGGACTTCGCCGGGGCTGGGGCTGGTCGCGCTGGCGTCCAGCACATCGGCGTCTGCCGACAGCGCGTGGAAGATATAGGCCCCTTCCGGCCCGGCCACGGAATAACCTTCTGGTGCCAGCACCATACGGCGGCGGAAATCCGCGTCGCTTTCCATGACAGCGGGGATCCCCAGAACAGCGTCCGCCGGCGTGATCTCGAACCGGGCGATGCCGAACAGCGCGGCAATGTTGTCGAGATCGGCACCCACGGCATAAGCGGGCATGACGGCGCGGGCCGCGTCGTTTACGCGCTGGCGCAGCAGCTGGGCGAAATAGGCGAAGGTCTGCAGCAGCTTCGATGCCGGATCGCTGTCCCTGCTCTCGAAATCGGGCATCAGCGTCTTCATGTACGCGACGGCATCGGCATAGATCGTCTCGAAATCGAGCGGATCTATGACGTCGGGCGCGGGAAGGCGCGACAGATCAACGGCGGTGAAGGTTGCATCGGCCATGCGGTGCATGTCGGGGCAGGCCCTAGCGCCGCGCTATCATGTGCATTTGTAGAGGCGGCCTCTACAAATGGAGGCGGATCATCAGCTTGCGGCTATGTGCGCGTAGAGCATGTCGAGCAGCTGCTCGCGGTCGGTTGCTGTGGCTCCGAGCAGTTCGCGGCGAGGATAGGGGACTGCCTTCGCCTTGCTCGAGGGCTTGTCGCGCAGGCCGAACTGGTGAACGCCGGCGATCTGCGAGACCTTGCCGGAAAAACCAACCCAGAAGCCCTGATCGTCAGCGCCGGTGCGGAGGAATCGCGCGCTCGCCAGGCGGCGGAACATGGCGCGGCGGCGCAGCCCTCCGCGCCGACGCAGGCGACCGCCGCCGGCGTTGCGATGCTCTTCGGGCACCGGCAACCATTTGACGATCTTGTCGAACTCGAAGGAGCGAATGCCGCTTGCCTCGATATCGAAGCCGGTCATCATGCGGCCACTGCCCCAGCTGAAGCTCTTCATGATGACGCGGCGCGGCTCGCCGCCGCCACCTGACGGATAGAGAAAACAGGCCGCGCCACGGCCAGACACCGGCGGAGCCTTATCCTTGCGGGGCGCGAACGCCGAGCCGTCAGGCTGTCGTTGAGCAGCGATACGACGGCGCTGGCTCTCACCAAGGGAGCGGCCCATCCGCCGCATCAGCGCGCGCCGCTCGCCCGATGACAGGCTGCGCAGCAGCGCGCCCGCAATGCGCTCCACTTCGGCGAGTTCGTCCGTCATGCTGCAGGCGGGATGGCGGGCGTTAGCACCGCGCCAGGCGCTTCGCTCTCCACCAGCAGTTCGGCATTGCCAAAGCCCTGCAGGAATGATGCATCGACGCCGGCGAAGGCATCAGCAAAGTCCGGTTCGGGAGGATGCTCGACATCATAGCCGCTGCCGTCGGCGCGGGGCAGAACCAGCACGGTCTCCGTAAGGTCGATCGAGATCTCGATATCGGACGTGTCGCCGTCGAGCAGTTCGGCTTCGAAGCTGAAAGGCTGGGCATCGGTGCGGCGCAGCAGCTGTGGCTGCTCCTTCTCGATCCATGCCAGCACCGGAACCATGATCCGGTCGGCATCGCAGGCGAAGTCCGTCAGCAGCACCTTGAGCGTATAGCCATAGGCGAATGACGGCGTCGCGGATCGTCGGGTGTTGATCGATCCCGCCTCGACATAGATCTGCAGGCGGTCGGGATGCGTCTTCAGGTCAGGGATAAAGGCGGTGAGCCACCGCCGCAAGCTGTCGGCCTTGCGCATCGTCAATCCGCCTGTGCGTTCGCCATGCGGGCCTGCGCCTGCAGTTCGATCAGGGTCGCGCGGATCTGGCCTGCGACGTCATAGATGCTGGCCAGGCTCCCATGACATTGCGCGCCGGTCATCTCGCCGGTTTCAGTCCGCTGCACCCTGGGCAATGGGGCGGGTGTCGCCAGCAATGCCCCAGAGATCTTCGCTGTTGGCCGTGGCGGCTGCGCGGTCGAGCAGGCCGACGCCATCAGCATCGACGCAGACGCTGCGATAAACCGGGCGCTCAATGACCTTCTGGCTTTCATGGTAGATTTCCCTGACACTGCCCTGCCGGGCATATTCCTTGACCTGGGCGGCCTCGGACGAGGCGTCCAGCTTGCCCTGCAGCTTCTTGCGTTCTGTTTCCCGCGCATCCTCTGCGCGCTTCTGCGAAGCCTGCTCCTGCGCGATGCCGACGCTTGTGCCGTAGAAGAAGCCGCCAATCCCTGCCGCGCAGGCGGCGAGCGCTGCGGCCATGGCGAGGTGCGATTTCCCGATCATGCCAGCAGCCCCTTGAAATAGGACCGACGCGAATAGGTCAGCACGTCGTGGCGCAGGCGGCCTTCCCGATAGCTGACGTGGATCCAGCCGCTGTTGGGCTGGCCGCGCGTGTAATTTTCAAGGATCAGCTGATCAAAGGGCAGGTGGTCACGGATGAAGGTTGCCACCGTCACATTGTCGATGCCGGGGATTTCGAGATCCGCGGCTTCGCCTTGGGCGTGCTGGCTTGTCGAGGAAGATCCCACGGCGAGGCAGAGCTTGATCGAGCGGAAGCCCGACGTGACGCGGACAGGCTGGCCGAAATGGGCGCGCAGCGGTTCCAGCACCTTGGCGCAGAGCAGCTGCATCGCCGCGATCTGACGGGCACCGGGAGTGTTGGCGATTCCCTGCGCCTTCGCGGTTGCGGACGCGGTGAGTTCGGCCAGGCTGAAGTTTGGCGACAGCTGCATGGATCAGTCCTTTTTGGGCAGAAAGCGGTCGACGAGGCGGCCCGGAACGCTGACCAGCTTATCGGTGATCTCGCGCGCCAGTCGGGGCGTGGCGTCTACCGCGATCAAGGCGATGCCGAAGGCGATGGACTGAGCGACGAAGCCGCCCCAGCCCGTCAGGGCAATCACGGCTAGCATGGCGTAGTAGCTGACGGTCGATCCCACGACCCACTGCAGGAATCGCTGACGGAAGGGCAGCGCCGGCTTCCAAGCCTGCGCGACAGCCGAGCCGATCAGCGAAGGGGTGAGCGAGCCGATCAATTCGGCGGCGGATTCCAGAAGGTGGCGCAGGTCCATGGATCAATCCCAAAGCTGGATGAGGGGGCGGACGCGGGTGGCGTTCGCATCGGCGGTGGCGGGCACTGTGACGATCGTGCCGAGCGGTAGGATGGGGCCGAGGTCCGCAAGGCCGGGATTGGCGTCGAGCACGCGCGTCAGTTCGCTGGGACCAAGCCCGGCATCACGCCAAAGCATCAGATCCAGCTTGTCACCGGATCGGGCAACCAGGCGGCGCTCCTCGGACATCAGATGAGGTCCACCAAGGTGCGGCTGCGGCCGAGCATGTCGCGGATCGCGTGCAGGGCATCCCGGCGCAAGTCGCCGATCGATGCACTGAGTTCGTCGGCCTGGTTGCCGCCCGCTGCCGTCGTGTCAAAATCGCGGTGCCGCTCGATCAGTTCGGCCTTCGCATAGAGCGCGATGGCGCGGGTGTAGCGGATCAGCTGCACGCTCTTCCCGTCCAGCTGCGGCGCGGGCACCGCCGCCAGTTCGGCATGGCCGGCGGCGACCGATGCCGCCGCGAAGGCGCGCAGATCGATTTCTGCCGTCATCATCGCGCCAAGAATAGCGGCGCGCAGCCGTGCGGGCGTGATGCTGGTCGGGATCCTCGCAGCCTCACGCACAGCCGCCGGCTCGATATCAGGGAAAAAGCCGTCGTTGATGACGGTGTTTTCCTCTGCCGGCGGCTGCTCGATCTCGGATGCGGGAGGGCGGGCGACGAAGGTCATAGGATCAGGATTCGCGCCAGTTCGCTCATGATCAGGACGATCAGCAACAGGAGCGCCAGCGCCTTCGCCCAAAGGATGAGGCCGAACCATCGCACCCGCGACCAGGTCCAGACGCGGGCGCTCGCCGGTTGAGGGCTTCGATCTTCCTCGAACAGCATGTAGCCGCCGATCGCGGCGGCAATGGTGAGAGGCGCGATCAGCAGAATTGCGCCTGCCAGCAGCAGCGTCTTGAAAATCAACCAGATGATGAACGCGATGGTCATAGTGCCTCCTATTTGGCCCGCCGGCTTACAGGGGTGGGGATCGGGTCAGATGCGGCCCTGCGGCCCGAAGGCCTCCCGCATCGCGCGATCCGCCCCTGAGCGCCGGGGGCGAGCTTGTCAGGCGGCAGCGCCGCCTTGTTCCGTCGAGGCAGGCGCGGCGGCTGCGATGGCGGCCAGCAGCTTATTTGCCCGCTTGATCTTGTCCTTCACGCCGGCGCGGTCATTGAGACGCTGCGCTTCAGTCAGGCTCGCCAGCGCCTGTTCCAGCAGCGGCTTGGCGTCGTCGGGTGCGGCGTCTGCGCCTCGGTCGAGCAGTTCGGTGCCGATCGCCTTGAACAGCTTGGCGCGCACCGGATCATGGATGTCGCAATTGCCGGTCAGGTCCGCGACTCTGCGCAGGATCTCGATCGAGAAGCTCTCATTGCTGTTCTGCGCCTTGATCGCGGCATCGGCGATTTCTTCGACGAGGATGGTGGCAGCGTCGCGTTCGTAGCGCGAGGGCATGGCGACCTTATGCCGCAGCACGAATTTCGCCAGGATCAGCGCATCGTCGAAAGCGCCGGTGTCGATCAGCCATACCATGCAGGTGGGCACGACTTCGGCGGCAAGGCCCGTGCCGACGCCATTGTCAGCGGCGAGGACGCCTCGCACCCACGGCTTATATTCCGGCAGCATCTCGCGCTTCGCCGCAATCTTCAGGTCGATCGACTTGATCTCCTTCAGGCGGCGCAGATCGTGCGTCATGCGCAGGCCGATCTGGCGAGCGGCGATGTCCGCCGGGGAGGCGTTCGCCGCCCCCGATGCCGGGAGAGGTTCGGCAGCGGGGGCGACAGCCGTTCCACCTGCAGGTGCAGCTGCTGCGCTGACGGTCTGGGCAGCAAGGATGCGTTCACGATGACGGCGTGCGAGGCTCATATGCGTGTCCTGTCAGGTGGAGGGATCAGGGGGGGGGTGCCGGCTATCAGGCCGGCTTCTTGCCCATGACGATGTTTTCGACGAGGGCGGCGCGGCCATAATCCTCGACAACGAAATCCTCGTTGACCGATTCATAGTTCTCGATCTGGTCGAGAGCCGGTTCGTCCTTCACCTGACGGCGGCGGGTTTCCTCCTGGACGTAGATTGCCAGATTATCGAGGCTGGTAATCATCAGCGCGTCTTCCGGGAAGAATGGCACGATGATCGCGCGCTTGCCGGCCAGCTGCTTGGGCAGCGTCAGGATGCGATGCGCGGCCTCATTTTCGGTCGCGGTCGCACCTGCGCCCTGCAGCAGGTTCAGATACTTGTCCTTGACCAGCGCCCAGCCCACGATGACCACCAGATCGGTGTCGCTGCGGTGCCAGGGATCGAGCAGGTCGAGAGCATCGAATGCCAGCGCGTCGAGATTGGCATAGTCTGCATCGGCGGTAGCGACGTTGGTGGCGTCGCCATCGACCACTTCGACGCCGGCAGCGACGTAGATCGCCTTCGTCGGGTTCGTGGTGAGCGCGCCATCGTCGAGAACGCGATCGGGAGCGTTGGTGCGGATCTTGTGCAGCCACCCCTCGTTGACGTCCTGCAGCAGCGGATTGGCGACGCGATCGGTCGCGGCGGCAGCCGAGGTGCCGTTGAAGCCGATCATGATACGATCGCGGCCCTGCTGCTTCAGGATGACATCGCGCAGCAGCGTCTGGAATTCGGGCTTGTGACGCCAGGCATCCAGCTTCGCGTAGGGGATAGCGGTGTCATAGTTGGTCTGGCGGCAGTGGTAGCCGCCGTCGTTCGACGTGTCAGTCGGATCGGTGGGCGTGCGGCGGTTGCCGCCGGCGGTGTTGGTGCGGCTTGCGATCGGCCGCGTGGCACCCACACCAACCTTCTGTCCGACCTGGTTGGGTACCATGACGACGCTGATCGAATTCAGGAAGTCGCTCGACTCCTGGATCTTCTCTTCGAGCTTTTGCTCGACCACTGGGGCGACGGTGAACTTGGTGCTGGTGACTTCCGCCGCCTCGACGCTGTTCAGCAGCGCGATCTGGCTGACATAGGCGGCGAAGGCGACGCGGGTTTCTCTACGCATTGGAGGCTCCTGGTGTGCGGGGGGCGTGCGGTGCGGGGTGGATCAGCAGTCCGTGACGATGGCCGCGCCGCCGCCGGTCGCCGGCGCGCGCTTAAAGGTGCTGGGTTGCTCGGTAGTTTCGAGGTTCGCCTTCAGCGCGGTGAAATCAGCCTTGAGAGCGATCACCGCGTCGTTTGCGGGCTTCACTGCGGCAGCGATCTGCTCGCCGATGATGGTGGCGAACTGGCTGAAATCGGCGTTGTCGTTTGCCGGCTTGGGCGTCTCCTGCGATTCCTGCTGCTTGGGCTTGCCATCGCCGCCGGTCAGCTTGGCTGCCAGATTATTGAAGCTGGCCAGGAGCGCGGCACCGATGCCCGGACCATCGGGCGGGGGCGCGTCTTCCAGTTCGATCTCGACGGCTTCGAATGCCTCGGAAAACAGGTTGTTCGGCGCCGACTTGCGCGCATCGAACATTGGCTTGAGAGCAGCGAAATTGAAGGCCTCGACGCCAAGGGAGGCGGGATTGTCGGTCAGGCCAAGGCCGGTCAGGCCGATCTTGCCGGTGCCGGCGAAGTCGGGCGAGATTTCGACCGAGGGAAATGGCTTCTGGCCCTTGGCGCGCATGGCGATCAGCTGGTCGTTCGGTTCGACCTGGACGTAGAGGGCCTTGCGGCGCTCGGTCTTGCCGTCGATCGTGAATTCGTCGGTCTGGGCCTTCACCGCGACGACATCGCCATAGCCGTTGAACGGCGGCTCGGGGCTGTAGCCCTTGATGTGCTCGACGTTGATGCGCGGCGTATAGTTGGCAGTGTTGAAGGTGGCGACGATGTCGTCGATCCAGGAGGCCTCGATCTTGCGACCGTCGCTGACGGTGAAGCCTTCAACGAAGACGCGGAAAAATTTGCTCTTGGCCATAATCGGTCCGGTTCCCTTGGTTCCTCGGCAGCACGCGGCAGTGCGGAAGCCAGCAGAAAGGGACCGGAGCTCGCCGTTCCTCAAGGCAGTGCATTTGTAGAGGCCGCCTCTACAAATGGACGGGCATGATCAGGGGGTTAGCGGCGCTGCATGGTCCGCCGCGATGGCCACTCAATCTCCCCAGCCCGGCGCGCCCTCTGCCATGTGGCAGTTCGATCCGCGCCGCCATGCGCGCAGCCTCTACTGGCGCGGATGGGGCGTGACGCAGATCGCGGACGAGTTCGCGCTGCACGGCATCGTCAACGAGAAGGGCGGACGGATCCCGCGCGCGACGATCGAGACGTGGAAGCAACGCGATCGCTGGGATGAGGCACCGTCGATACGCAAGATCGAGGATGGGCTGGAGATCCGGCTGCTCACCCTGATCGCCAAGGAGAAGAAGACCAGCGCCGACTATGTCGAGATGGACGCGCTATCGCGCCAGATCGAGAGCCTGGCGAAGGTGCGCCGCTATGAGGCTCCCGGTGGCCATGCCGGCGACCTCAACGACAAGGTCGGCAATCGCAACGCCGGCGAGCGCAAGAAGGCGAAGAAGAACCACTTCACCGCCGACCAGGCGGCCGAGCTCAAGCGCATCTTCCTCGAAGGCCTGTATGATTATCAGCATCGCTGGTGGCAGGCGAAGGATCAGCGCACCCGCATGATCCTGAAATCGCGCCAGATCGGCGCGACCTACTATTTCGCGTTCGAGGCGCTAATCGACGCGATCGAGACGGGCCGCAACCAGATATTCCTGTCGGCGTCGAAGGCGCAGGCGCATCAATTCCGGTCCTACATCGTCAGCTTCGCCAAGCTGGTCGGCGTTGCGCTCACCGGCGATCCGATGCTCATCACCTCGGACCTGCGCCTAGCGGAGGAAGCGGCGGCGGAACTGCATTTCCTCGGGACCAATTTCCGCACCGCGCAGGGCCGCCACGGCAATTTTTATTTCGACGAATTCTTCTGGGTCCACTCCTTCGAGGAACTGAACAAGGTCGCCTCGGGCATGGCGACGCACAAGAAGTGGAGGAAAACCTACTTCTCGACGCCGTCGAGCGTGGCGCATCCGGCCTATCCCTATTGGACCGGCGATCGCCGCAACCGCCGGCGCAAGAAATCCGAGCAGGTGAAGATCGACGTCAGCCATGACGCGCTGGCGATCGGCAGCGTCGGGCCTGACCGGATCTGGCGCAACATCGTCAACATCGTGGATGCCGAGACCGGCGGCTGCGACCTGTTCGATGTCGAGGAACTGCGGGACGAGTACGCCCCCGACGAATTCGCCAACCTGTTCATGTGCGACTTTGTCGACGACAGCATGTCGGCCTTCCGCTTCAACGACATGATCGCCTGCGGCGTCGACAGCCTGCTCGAATGGAAGGACTTCGATCCGGAGGGCGAGCGGCCCTATGGGCAGCGGAACGTCTGGGCCGGCTATGATCCGCAGGAGAGCGAGACCGGCGATAATGCCGCCCTGGTCATTGCTGCGCCGCCGCTACAGGTGGGCGGCGAGTTCCGGATCCTTGAGCGTCACCAGCTGCGCGGGCTCGATTTCGAGCAGCAGGCGGAATTCATCAAGGCGGTGCTGAGCCGCTACCACTGCACCTATCTCGGCATCGACGCCAAGGGCGTGGGCGCTGGCGTCTATCAGATCATGGCCAAGCCCGGCACGATGCCCGGCTGCACCGTTGCCAAGATCGAATATTCGCTCGAACTGAAGGCCCACATGATCATGAAGGCGCAGAATATCGTGCGCCGTGGCCGGCTCAAGTTCGACACCGGCATGCTCGACCTCGTCTCTGCCTTCGTGTCGATCAAGAAGACGCTGACCACCAGCGGCCGCAACGTCACCTTCAAGGCGGGACGCGGCGGTGAGGACGGCCATGCCGATCTCGCCTGGGCGACGATGCACATCCTCATGAACGAACCGCTCGACGGGAAGGAAAACCCCAAGGGCACGATGGAGATTATCGAATGAGCAAGCGCGCACGTCGAATGAACCGCCGGGAATCGGCCGCAGCGTCTCAGGGCGCGATCGTCGCGGCCAGCGATGCTCGCGGAGGTTCGGTCGAAGCCTTCACCTTCGGCGATCCGGAGCCGGTGCTGAGCCGCGCCACGATGCTCGACATGCTGGAATGCTGGCACAATCATCGCTGGTATGAGCCGCCGATCTCTCTGGACGGGCTTGCCCGCGCCTTCCGCGCCTCGCCCCATCATTCGAGCGCCATCATCCTCAAGCGCAACATGCTCGCCGCCAGCCTTGAGCCCACGCGCTGGCTGTCGCGCAAGGCATTCGCCGGCTTGGTGCAGGACTATCTGGTCATGGGGAACGCCTATGTGCAGGAGGTGCGCAATCGCCTCGGCGGCGTGATGAGGCTTGACCATTGCCTGGCGAAATATGCACGGCGCGGGGTGGAGCCGGGGCGCTTCTGGTGGGTGCCGGGCTATCGGCAGGAAAGCGAGTTCGAGCCGGGTACGGTCCACCAGTTGATGGCACCGGACATCAACCAGGAGATCTACGGCCTGCCCGAATATCTATCCGCCCTGCAGTCGGCGCTGCTCAATGAGAACGCGACGCTGTTCCGCCGGCGGTATTTCGAGAACGGCAGCCACGCCGGTTACATCCTCTACGCCACCGGCGACTTCGCTGACGGAGACGTCGACAATATGCGCGAGGCGCTGAAGCGATCGAAGGGGCCGGGCAATTTCCGCAACCTGTTCGTCCACGCCAGCAACGGGAAAGAGAACGGCATCAAGATCCTGCCGATCGCCGAGGTGGGCGCGAAGGACGAGTTCCTGGGGATCAAGAACACGACGCGCGATGACGTGCTAGCCGCACATCGCGTGCCGCCCCAGCTGCTCGGCATCGTGCCCGCGAACGCCGGCGGCTTTGGCGACGTGACGAAGGCAACCGACGCCTTCTTCGAACTGGAAATCGAGCCGCTGCAGTCCGTCTTCCTCGAACTCAACGAGGCGCTCGGCTTTGAGGCTGTGCGGTTTCGCGAGCGCGTGAAGGCGGAATAGCCCCTTCCTTCGCTGCCACATGCCAGGGCGGTCCTGATCGGGGCCGCCCTTTTTCGTGCCCGCGCAACATTATTTCACGCCTTACCACCGGCGGACCGGCGACTGCCTGGGCGCGCGGAACCGCGGATCGCCCGCGAGGCCGGGCCTGCGGGGGCCTGCGGCGAGGGCAGGCCGCTGCCACCCCTCAAAACGCGCTTTTCCCCCCGCCTCGCCCGCGCGCTTTTTATGTCCCTTTTGATGCACTGCGGACATCTCCATTCCGGCCCCGTCGCTGCTGGGCCGCAGACCCATCCGAAGGGGCACGGCGCTGATTCGTTTTGATGCACCTTCGGGCCCGTTTGAAGGTGTGCAGCGACGTCCGATTTCGTGCGTGGAGCAGCGCGGCGATCGAGGGAGGGGGCGGGAAAGCGTAACATCCGCAACCTTGTCCGCCGGTGCCATGTCAAGGCTTTGAAATAAGGCTGCTTTCTGTGTCACGTTCAAGACGTAACCGAACGCCACCTATGCCTTAGAAAAATGCAACACCCGCAGAAAACCTAGCTTTTTCAAACTGTAAATGTTGCACTTTCAAAATGTAATCTGGTTGCACCAATGTTGCGTCAAAGGTTGCGTCAGAAATGGCGGAAATCCGTCGATGTTGCAGATGTTACACTTTTTCCGATACCCCCCTCATGATGAATAAACAGCGTGGTGGATATGTCGGTATCGAAGCTTCTCAGATTGGCTCAGGCGATTGCCGACAAAGCAAACGAGGATCTGCATAAGCAGTGGATCGCCCTGTCGTTTAAATTCGCCATCGTGGCGGGCCCCGCTCACACTCCAACGATCCAGAGGATTGGGCGTCTTGATCTTGTGCTCCGGCAGATGGAGGCCGATATGCTGGATCAATTGCGTCTGCCCGACGACCAGCAGGATATATTCGCGTTCGACCGCCTCTCAGATCAATCCGAGGTTTGGATCATCCGAGCTTATGAGGTGATCCGGGCGGCCACGCAGCAGTTGCGCGTGAATCAGAAGGAGAGCGCATCGATAGCCGCGCTGAAGAAAAGCCTGGCGCTGGTGCGAATGCCGATTGCCAAGGGCGAGATCCAAGGCCGGCTGAACGGCGATCCGCTTATCCTATCCCATAGAGATGGCACCGATCCGAAGCCCTATGCGGCTGATGGAACTTACATTATGCCGCAGGGCATCTGCACAGCAACAGGATCGATCAGTTGGTCTGCCGTCGATCTGAGTGGCCGAAGGAACGTGATGATACGCCGTCAAGCATTGGCAGATGAGATGCTAAATCTGGCCATCGAGTAG